ATTAGTGCTTCTTGATTAAAGGTAACTCCCGGAATATCTGTTAATTGTAAATAAATTCCACAACCAGGTTCTAATTCAATCATTCCTTGACATTTTAATTTTAATGTTCTTTTTACTCTATTATGCAAAGATAATAATTGCTGAGCTTTTTCTCTTGCTTGTGCATCTGTAACATCTTCATCAATATTTTGGAATAATTGTAATTTACCCCATCTTTTCTGATTATCACTATCTTTAGCAATATATACTTCTCTTTTACCAGTATCTTCATTATCTTTATATAGTTTTACATTATTATAAGTATCTGAATCAATATCTTGCTTAAAATCATATTCTTTTAATAAACTATTATCTCCTACTATTATATTAGTAGTTAATTTAGATACATCTCTACAGCATAAATATCCAAATTCATCTCTTATAATATACATTCTTTTTGTACCTTGTAATGTAAAATCTAATGCTCTTTGAATAATATCACCTAATGCTTTATTATCCTCAATTCTTTCTGGTAAAGCATAATTAACTCCTTCTATTGTTCCTAATCTTAAATTGAAATCATTTCCTATTTTTCTAATTAATTTTTCATGTGTAGTTCCAGTTAATACATAAGTTTCATTATTTTTTAGATATCTTAATTGATCATATGCTGTTACTTCTACTGAATCCTTTTTAGGAGTAGTTTGAAATATATAACCAAAGAATTTACCTTTTTTGATTCCTCTTTCTATTACACTAAAACTAACTGTAGATCCCATTGGAAATGATAACTTTTTAACATTTGTATCAATAGAAAAGGAACATTTTCCTGCAGAACTATCAATTGGTTTAGAAGTCTTAATAGAACCAGCAAGATTGCTTACATCATATATTGTTCCATCTTCAGAACTTTGTATAATTAACTCAATTTTTTCATACTGCATAAAATGTTCCTCCTTTAACTATTCGGTATTGATAGAACTTGTCCTGGATAAATTAAATTCGGATTTCCTCCTATAATACTCTTATTATTATTATATGTGTATATTTCATACCATCTACTTCCATCACCTAATACTTTTTTAGCAATTTTCCACAAACTATCCCCACTAATTACTGTATAATTTTGTGGTATAGTTTTTTCAATAGATCTATTACTATTTGTATATGTTGATGATGCTTGAGCAACAAGAGGATTATTAGTGGAACTATCTTTAGTTAATGATAAGATTCTAACTGTATGTTCTATATATTGTTTTAGATCTAAAGTAAAATCTACATCATCTGTTCCGTATTTATATTTATATTCAAAAGATTCAATACTTACTAATAAATTAACATTTATATCAGTAACTATTAATCTGAAAGGTTTTCTATCTTTTTTTATCTGTTCAAAGAAACTTATATAAAAATCAGGTCCTTCAAATTGCCCTTTTGTATTTACATAAGATCCATCAGGTAATGCAGGAAAGAAGGAAGATATTTTAAAATCTTTTAAACCTTCGAATCCTATATTAGTTACTTGTCCACCATTTACTATATCAACAGTTTTATTATTACTTTTTCCTTTAAAACTTAATGATTCAGGATTGACAGGTAATTGTACTATAAGATCATCATATTTTGCAAAAAATCTTATCATATCTATGCCTCCTCTACTACATATAATTCAGACAATTCATTTTCCATCATTGTCTTTAATTCATCTCTAATAGCATTAACATCTGCTGTTTCTCTTACATCTCCAAAGTTAATATTAACATTTGGTGTAATATGTTTATAATTTAACATGTAATCTCTATTAGCAATATCTTTTAACATTTTTAAATCTTCATCTGAGATATCTACTTCTTTACTTCCTGTTTTATCTGCTTCAATTGATACTGGTAAGTTTCCTGCTGCATTCATCATATCACTCATGTCGAATCCTTGCATATCCATTCCTTGAGTTGTTTGATTCATTAAACTATTTGGATCAAATGAACCTAACATTCCTTCAATCTTACTTTGAACTGCATCTCCCCATGCTGCTCCTTGATTAAATGCATCTGATACCCAACCATCAGCAAATGCTTCAAATGTATTCATACCTTTATTGAATTCATCTGCAACATTCTTAAATTCTTCTTTAGCTCCTTCTGCTTCTGCTTTTTTATTAGCATATTCTTTAGCTTTTGAAGTTAAACCTGAAACATCTATATCTACAAATGGTAATTTATTTAATGTTTCTGCTATACCTTTGATTACATTCATTACCGTTTCTAATAAACCATAGAACCAAGATTTAATACTTAAAATTACATTTTTAAATGCTATACCAATATTATCAGCGCAAGCACATAATGCATTCCAAATACCTAATGCTATATTAGCAACTTCTAATCCTAGATTCTTGAAGAATTGAATTACTACATTAACTCCACCTGCTATCATACCTAAACCACTATTAGCTAATCCTGTTGCTTTTGCCATCCATTGCATGAAAGCAAATATTGCAACTATTAAACCAACTACTAATGCTATAATCCAAACAAGTGGACATGCATACATTGCTCCATTAACTAACCATTGAGCTATTTTCCAAGCTGCTAATGCAACTACTAATAATCCAATTACTGCTACTATTATTGAAAGTGGAGCTTTAAGTGCTACTAATACACCTATAACTAATCCTACAACTCCAATAATTAACATCATTTGCCAATGAGCTGCCATCCAAGCTATTCCATATTCTATAATTTTAGGTATTGCTGCTGCTATCGCTTCTACTACAACAACTCCTATATAGAATGCTATACCTGCTAATGCACCAATAACTATTGGTTGATTATTTTCTATCCAAGTAGTAATACTTCCTACTGCCTCTAAAATAAATGTAACAACATTTCCTATTACTGCTCCAAGAACCATTATAGCATTTTGTATATTTTGAATAGCACTTTGTACAGCTGGATTATTTAAAGCATCATTAATTTTATCAGCAACTTGTTGTATTGAATAATCCCAAGTATTTTTTATTGATGTTGCAGCTTGACCAAATGTCATAGGCATTTCAGCAAACTTAGCATTGATATCATCTCCCGCTTGGAATAATGCTGCTTTAATTATATCTGAAGTAATTGCTCCTTCTGCTGCTAATTCTTTTAATTCTCCTTTAGATTTACCCATATACTTAGCAATAGCATCTGCTAACATTGGAGCATTTTCCATTATAGATCTAAATTCATCACCTTGTAATTTACCAGAACTCATTGCTTGTGTTAACTGATACATTGCTGATGATTTCTCTTGTTCTCCTGCTCCTGATACTGTAAATGCTTTATTTAATAAATCTGTAAATCCTACTATTTCTTTATTACTTGTAAATGCATCTCCAGCAAGTAAACCTAATTTTGCTACTGAACTAGCCATTGCTTCATATGATCCTCTAGAATCATTAGCTGCTCTATAAATCATATTTTGAAGTTCTGCTGTTGTTTGTAAACCATCATTAACTAAGTTTAATCTTGCTTTCATTTGTGTAAGATTATCTACATAATCAAATGCTTTACCTACTGCAGCAGCGCTTTTTTTAATTAATTCTAATCCTTGATTTAATATTACTAATTTTTCACCAAAAGATGTTAAATTCTTTCCATTTGGATTCTTATCTATATCCTTCATTTTATTGGCAATATTATCTGCTTCTTTAGCTTGCTTTTCCATTCTATCCACTAAAATATCAGAATCTCTTATTAATTTTTGTTTTTGATTCTCTACAGCCATTAAAGCAACATTTAATTTACCAATCTTTTGTTCATTCTTTTGATATAATGAATTTTCTCTAGATAATTCAGCTCTTATCTGTTTAGATTTTGCATTCATTAAATCTATTTTAGCATTAACATCTTCTTGTTTATTTACCATTGTTTGATATTGAGTAATAGCTCTATTTAAAGATGGAGCCATCTTTTGAGCTTTAATACCCATTGTTCCAGATGCAGAACTAACTAACTTCGCTTTATCAATTAAATCATCCATGCTTTCAGCTACATTATATAATGTACTAGAAGCTTTATCTGTGATTCCTATTGTACTAGTAATCTTAGCCATATCTACACCTCCTAGTTATGTACGCAATTAATGTTTGCCTTTTCTAGATGCTTTCTTTGCTTCTGCGTTTTCTTTCTTCTTTTCCTTTTCATATTCATCTATAAAAGCAATAATTAAGGCCTTCTCTTTCACCGGCAAAGCGGCAAATTCGGAAGGCCTCATGTGAATCTTATGGAAAGCGAAGTATGCGTACATCGTCTCGCCATCACCTTCCGCTATTAGTTTTTTGCTTCTTCTATCTCTTCATTGATATCATTATCAAATCCTGAAATAGCTGAAATCTTTTCTCCTAAAGTTATTACCTCTCCTGCTAATAATGTTTTAGCAATAGCCTGTTCAGGTGTTAGAACATTTAATTTCTTTAAGAAATCAGCACTTTTGAAATCTGGATCTACACAATGATTCTTTATTAAAGTTAAATTAAACTTAGAAGCATCAAATGTAGATTTTTGTTTTCTACCAATAATTTCAATCTTTGTACATTCTTTTTGATATTGAGTAAATTGTTCTCCATTAACAGGTTTAACTTTAAACTTGATAAGATTTCCATCTTTATCTTTAAATCTCTTACTAACTTCAACTTCTTGCTCTTCATTAATAAGATCAGCATTTTCTGCTAAAAAATCTTGTAAAACTGACATAACTTATTCTCCTCTCATTATTATATCACTTTATTCCTTATTAAAATCGATTTTAACAAGAGTTTTGAGTTAATTAATATAAATATATACCTTCGCTCAAAAACTCTCGTTAAATCGCGTTTATTTAAGTCATTTTTTAATTATGAATAAATTGGATTACCAAAACTATCTAAAATATCAAAATCACTAAATGTGAAATCCATATCTTCATCTAATGCATCTGAATCTACATCGAATTTAGTTAGGTTTACTGAATCAATTGTACAATCATATAGTACAACTGTTTGTTTACCAATTGAAGTTGCTTTATCTTCATTTGTTACTACTAACTTAAATGAAGGTAAAATTCCTTCTTTAGCATATTTTAATGCCATTTGTCTAAATACAGTTGTAATATAGTAGATTGTTAAA